TAGTACTAATTCTAGTGAAATTAGTTATCTCGATAGTTCCAGTACCGGTGCCAAATATAGACTGGAATAGATTGGTAGGGTCAGTAATCCATGTAGTATACATATTGGGTTGATTGAAAGCATACAGTGTACGCAATCTGTCTACTGTCTTAACGAAACTGGATGCATTTTGTGTAGTAAATGGGTTGGAGCCTGATCCAACCGCTCCAAATAGATTACTACCACTTGCAAATCCACTTCCGGTTGCAGCGTCTGTGAGAGAAATAATAACTGGTACCAGTTGGTTGTCTATATTGCCCACTGCCGCTGTAATTTTCTGAATCTTACTTAGTTTTTCCAGGGATGCTATTTGAGTGCACTTGTTCTGCATCAAAATGCGTATAGCCTTATAGTATAACCTCTCATCAGCATCCATAAAATCGGGTCGATAGTTCTCAGCAACAGAAGAGAACATTCTTTTTTTGACCATAACAGTAGCATCTGGCTCCTGCCATAGAATATCAAACTGTTTTGGATCTGTATTATAAGGGTCTCTTCTTAGATACCCTTCTTCTACATATCTTCTTTCAGCAGATTGATCAAATTGAGACGCAAAATCACCCAGAGAACCGTACTTTACATTCTGGCCGTCGATGACGGCATCTAAAGATGAAGTGTGGTTCTCTCCTAGGTTGAATTGACTGCTTATCTGATCTGCTAAATCACCTAAAAAACTCATAGAAGTCCTGCTATCGCTCCTACTATACCACCTAACGATCCAGTATTTGAGACTGTCGCAATACTCGTGTTTGTATTTAATTGAGTGTTTCCATTGAAAGAGGATCTGATATTTGGATAAGTATCCTGAACTGTACTTGGACCATTGTTTGCGCTGTTGTGAAATGGTAGGTAGTTGGTTCTGTAGCCTCTTCTCTGGGTTACCATAAACATCATGTTATAGTCCAATAAGAAATTATCGGCTCTTTCAGTGATAGTCATGCTGTCAAAAAAGCCACGATAAACCCAACCATTGTAATACATCTCAACGCCAAATGCTACGGAAGCTAATGATGGAATGTTTCTGGCTGACAGATTGTTGTTTGGAGAATCAAGACCAAGAATACCGCCTAGTAGTCCGGCACCACCTGCGGCGGCCGTTACGCTATTTCCGCCAATAGCTTTTCCAATAGCCCCACCAATACCTTGAACTAAGTTATTGGCTAAGTCTGCCGAAGCATTATTTCCAGCAAGAGTTAGTCCGGTGGCATCAAATGCATATTGCTCTGCACGATAAAGTTCATAGAGCATATTGATACCTTCAATACCTGAGCTACCAGTCGTACCACTAATGTTAAGTTGGCTTAACTCTTCACCCCAATATTGTAAAGTATATCCGCCTTTAGTTCTTTCTTTGCTGATTAGCTTCTTATGAGTATAAGTAATGTTCTGTGGATTGATAAACATTCTAACAGTTCCGAAATTTGGAACGAACCAAGTAACGATATTTCTGCTAATCTGTCCAGTTATATTTGGCGCAATCTTAGTATATGGTAATCCATTTCCATCGGCTGATGGTGTAGAGGAAACCAAAAACCCATTAGATTCAAAGGAGGCTAAATTGCTTTGTGTAAGTGGGTTAGCTGCATTCAAAGTAGATTGAATGTTACTAATTCCATTTATAGCTGAGTCGAGAGAGAATTTTGCCATTTAGTTATCCTTAGGCATTAGCGCCCGATTGTGGTGAAACTTGACTATCTGCTAGTGTGTGCTTGACATCTCTTCCACAGTGTGGGCAGACACCTGTTAGATTTACTGTGATTACAGATCCGGGTCCTAACGTAACTGGGACTGCTTGACCTGGCGTTCCATGACCTAGACCACCGGCTGCTTGTCTTCCTCCAGCAGTTGCTGTCGCACCAGTTCCACCTGTAGTTGGTGGCAATGGCGATGGTAATTGGCGGGCCGTTTTTACTGTATTTTGCGGCGGATTAAAAGTGAATCCTGAACCAGCCGTTGTACCAGGGGATGTTGGAGTGCCTGTTTGAGGGACTGTTTTGGTAGTTGTTCCGGTCGCTGTAGGTACTGTTGGTTTTGCAACAGAGAATGCTTGTTGTGCAGTTGCCGTAGCAGCTCTTTGTTCGGCCGTTAAAGTGCTCCAAACAGCCCTTTGATCTTTGATAGCAGAAACCATTTTATCATTAGCTTGCTGAATAGATTGCTTATTACCAGTACCAAGAGCTTCTTTAAAACTAGCCCAAGCATCTTTTACAGTTTTTGGCAGATCCATCGCAATCTGAGCTACTTGTTGTAAGGCATCATTAGTGGGCGTACCAACAGGAGTCCTACCTGGAGTAATGCCTCCACCAGCACCAGCAACACCGCCCCCATAAGAACCAGTATTTCCTGTACCCAACATTTCTCTGGTGGTTTTCTTGTTAGCTAATCCAGCCTGAAGAACAAGCGTATTTAGAGATGAATTAACTTTGGTCAATTCAGTATATGAATCTTGCTGAATTTTTTGTCCCGCTTTCAAAGCCGTTTGCATTTGGTTGTCTTTTGACTTATCAGCAGTAACTTCTGGAAGTTTTTTGTTCTCTGCCATGGCTTTTAGAAGAGCCTGTGCTTCTGGCATAGATTTTGCCAAGCCGGCCAGTGGGCCTTGCTGCAAAAGTTGGATCTGACGAGTATAGTTAGCGGCTGCGCTCTCACTTTGCATTGCTTGTTCTCTAGATACAATTGGTCCGGTCATTCTTTTGATAGTAGTTTCTACATCTTTCCTTAAACTCTCAAAATCTCCCTTAGCAATTTGATCTTGAACTTTGAATGCGCCCCTTAAACCACCAGGACCACCGGACATAGTAGATAAGAATGCCTGTTGTCCAAGTGTCATATTCTTCATAACACCAGTATAATTTTTGAACATTTCGATGGCATTTCCTGCTGGCACACCTACTGCCTCAAGACTGGAGGTATAGTTTTCCATGGCATCAGCCATGCCTTTAGTCATATCAGCCGCATTAGCCCCATCCATTACGAACATCTTAAAGGCACTAGTTGATTCCATTAAAGCGCCTCTAACATCCTGAATGTTAGCGTGTAATGTTCCAGCTATAGTTGCCATTCTTGCTTGAAGTGTTGCGGCTGCGCCACCAACATCATTTGAATCATCAAGAGCTGATTTGTAGCCTTTCAGAACCTCGGCAATATCTCCTAAGACTTCTTCTTCTTTTCTGCCAGAAATAGCCGCAATATTAAGACTTTCAGTAAGTAAATCAGTTGACTTTCCAGCAATATCAGTTGACTTTATCAATAGATTGAGTCCACCTGGCATCTTGTTAATTTGTGCCATATAAAGGGCGGCCGTTTCTTGTGCTTTTTTACTTCCACCTAAAGCTGCCGTTGCTTTGCTAAGTGTATCGGTATATGATTTTGTTACTTTATCCAAATTCTGAAAATCTGAACCAACTGCATCAAGAAGTGCCTGCATACCGCTACCACTGGTAGTCATTTGCATCATAGAATATTGTAATCTTGTAATGTTGTCGGCGCTAGTAAAGAATGCGGCGGCTGCTGTCATAACACCAGTTTTCAATTCTTGCTGTACCTTTGCGACTGTAGCGGAAGAAGCTCCTAGTGAAGACATTTTTCCAATGATAGCCTCAATGGCGTTAGCGGCCATTTGGGTCCCTGGACCAGCTTTTAGGATATCTCCTAATTCTTTAAACTGGTCCATGTATGTAACTAAACGAGAAGTATCCATCGCTCCAGATAGATTAGTAAACGCTTCTCTACTACCAAGAACAGATGTTGTTAAAACTCCAAATTGACGTGATGTCTGATCCGTCATAGATGATAGATCGGTAAATGAGAGGCCGGCCATTTTTAGCTTATCAGACAACGTGCCGAAAATAGCGCCAACACCAGAACTAATGTCTCCAACTTTTTCTAGAGATGCGCCAGAGGCAGCAGTGACCTGTTCGAACGTAGTCCATTTATCAATCTGGTCCTGTGTTGGGACTGCAACTGTTGGATCTGTTGGCGTTGGATCTGTTGGGTTAGCCATTTATCATTCCTTTAAAACCGCTCTGCGCTTTCTTTTAGGCAGTGGTTTCTCTTGTGGAGTATCAAACATTCCAGGCAAACCGTCAGTGACCATTCGCATGGATTCTTCCATATCTTCATCAGTAGATTCGTGAACATTATCATTAAGCATTTGTTGTACTGCTTCAGCATTCCAAAAGGAACCTAATAGATATGCGTGATTTTTAGCTAGTTCAGCTTCATCTCTATGATCACCTAGCCATTGTTCAAAAAGCCACATTTTACGAACCGGGTCCATTTCCGTAAGTTCAGGATCACCGATATCCACAGTATTCTTCATCTTCATTAAATGCCAATGAAAGCGGTGTTCCGGTTCATTTATTATTTTTTTAGGTCTTCTACAACCTCCTTAACCTGTTCTTCGGTTTTAGGGCTGTATTTATCTTGCGCATCCTTAGATAAGGTAACATATTCATTATACAGTCTAATTAGAAGGGCATGGTCAAGTAATTCAATGAAATATAAGCGATCATCTAGCTCTCTTGAATTAAGAAATTGGTCAATTTCTACACCAGCCACTACAGTTAATGAGCGGCCTAATAGTTGTCTGCGAGTCTCGAAAATAAACTCAACAGTACCATCAAACTCGGCGGTGGCCACGATAGCGTCACGTAATTCTTGCGAGGTCAGCGTCTGCAACTTATACATTTGCCCATCGATATCGACGTCTCTGGTGAGCCTGGTCATACCGATCAGTAATTCTATACGTCGTCTAGCCCCGTCAGATAGCCTTTCTTTGCCTTCACGCTTGGCCTTCTTGGCAGTATGAATCTCTTTTTCAATGTCAGACATCTCTCTAACACCAGGCTGTTGCATTTGGCCTTGAAACTCTCTCATAGACCTTTCATCAAACTGTGGTATTGGCTCATGTGGCGTACGCATTTGTCTCTGTGGTGGTTGCTCATAACCACTATCATCAGGGATACTGACATCTCTCATAGGCTGACCCTGAAACTGTTTACTTCCTATTGGCGATTCGAACTTTGGCATTATACAACTCCTAACCAAATATATAACAAATGAAAAAGCGCTTGACTGTTTAGCCAAGCGCTTTAAGTAGTTCTATGTTATTAGAAAGGATTAGAAGACGCCAGTAGAACCTGGGTATTGGCTGGAGCCAATGTCGATAAGACCAGCAGCATCCAAAGAACCTCTTCTACCACTACCACCAGTATCAGTCTGGGATTCAATCCAGTTTGGATTGGAAGCTCCACCGAATGGCTTATACAAGTTATTCTGACCACCAACAGCGGCAGAACCGCCGTTTACTGTGCTGTAGATATGTTCTGCTTCCCAAGTCATGCTATCGGTAATAACCCAATCACTTACTTGGTAAGTATAGTCAATACCAGAAATCCATACGTTCTTAATGATCGTAGTGACTTGAGCGGTTGGTTGGAACTTCTGCTTATCGAAAATTACAATGTCAAAAGGATAAGCTTGTGCAGCTACATGCAAGAAGCCTCTATCGAATGCTTCAGCAACTCTTAGCTTTTGGAATCTTACTCTCTGGCAAGTGCCAGTAACGTTTGTTGATTGGTTAGGTACAGAATCAATATGACCATCTGTTCCAACTTCGTCAATCATCTTAATTGATCTCTTCTCAGAGATCATCATTGATTGAACTGCGCCAATTGGTTGGTAACCACTTGGGGTTCTTACAGCCAATAAGATGTTAGTTGAAATAGCAGTATTAGTAGTGTTAGTACCAAAACCGTCACCTAGATTAAGTAATGAACCTGTTTGTGGATAGCCTGTTACCATTTATTTATACTCCCTGATTGATATATATCAAGCTCCCAAATTAGCTACTGTTACCTTAATATAGATCCAGTTGATTGGGTAAACTGGTTGAACACTTACTGCAACATTCCACTGACGAGGATCTAATGAGTCTTGTTGTACCGCTAGTCCCTTGAAGGCCGTAATCAATCCTTGAGAAATCAAGGAGTTGAGTAGGATTACCGCTTCTGTACTTAGTGAGGTTGCAGTGGTTGGTAGCTGTGGAGTTCCGATGAATCCGGAGAATCCAGCACGTAGAATCTTAGCAACTCTATCTCTGATGAAGACGATAGAGATTTCTTGTTCTTCTGGGAATCCAGACTGGCTGGTTGTGATGCCCCATACAACTCTACCGCCGCCTGCTACTGGCTGTAGGGTAGTTACACCGGCTGCGGCCAATTGCTCAAGTACTAGTGATGAGAAAGTCTTGTTTCTCAAGATGGTGAATCCGCTGAATACCTTGTTGGTAAATGGATTCTGAAGAGCGAGGTCCGCGTTTGCAAATCCTGCTGCGGCTGCTGCAATATAGAAACCGTCAACCAAAATATTCTCTGAACCTGCTTGAACAACAATCTGGTCAGGGTAGAAATACACTGCTCTGAAAGTTGAGCCGTAAGCATTAGATACGGAATAGTTTGCTAGGTCTTCTACGTTACCAGCTAATACGTCAGTGATGTTATCACCTTGGATACCCTCAAGGATACCAATGTTTTCAACGGCTGTTGGTTGAGCGCCCGTCAAGTTAGCTGGAACCAAGCCTTGGATTGCTCCGATAAACAACACGCGTTCTTTTCTGTTCGCGATATTGCTCATTGTGATACAATGGCTTAGGCAGTTCTGGAAAATGACTGAGATAGTTTGATCTGGTAGTGGTACCAAGATATCACATTCAACAGTCTGTAGAACTTCTAGAGCATTTAACCAACCCGCATCGAAGAAGGTCGCATCTCTTGCGTCTACAATTGTGACTCTGAGTTGATTTCCGTTTGGAACAACGTTATGGTTCAAAACCAAGTAAGTGCTGACTGCGCCCGGATCAAGAACTTCATATCTAACGTTACTCTCGCTTACGAAAGCCATCTGCAAGGTTAGAGTATTGGTGAATGAGTTGTATCCGATGATATCGTATAGGCCATTGTTACCAATAGCAGATCCGTTGATTTGTAGTCTATAGTCAGCAACCAAATCTGGGATATTGAAATTGACAGCGGTGCTAGTTAAAGTACCTTGAGCAGTATTCAATAGGGCAACCAAAGTTCCGTCAGTCCCTGACTTACCACTAACTGGTAGTCCAGTAGGAATGTAGATTAGCTGGAATGCTACGCCCGAGCCTTGTGAAACTAAGTCTGGGAAACCACTTGGGCTTGGGAATGGAATTGGATCACCAGGCTCACCAGTGGTGACGGTCTGGATTGACAATTGACCATTGGAAACGGCCGTGATGTTGAAGGTTCCGATGTTGGCTTTGTTGTTAGACTCAATTATCTTAAGCAACTTGCCAATGTAACCGGCGTTGAAGTTAGCACTTTCAGCGTGGAAGACGCCCTGAGTACCAAAAGCTGGTAGTCTGCCAACATATCCGTCGAATCCACTTACTACAGTTTCAAAACTGTTGATGATGGTATAGTCGAAGGAATAGCCGGAAGGTGGCTGTAAATCGCTGAAGATAAACTGACTCTTGGTTGGATTACCAGAAGTTCCTAATGTATAGTAGGTATACTTGTTTGGTAGTAACTGAGTCTCAACTTGAGTAGTTGGGTTGGTTACAAACACATGGATATCAGAGTTGAAGTTTGGTACAACACCCAATGGGAACGGGAAGATAAACTCATCTGGGTTAGTGGAGAGCGAATTTACCGTTGGGTCCATAACATAAGAGGTTCTTCTTGGTAGTGGAGGGGCGGCTTGAACAGCGATCATAGACGAGGCGCCGTTTGAATAAAGCAACTGGCCACCTAAACTGAGGTTGTTAGTCAAGCTAGCAGGACCACTGAAGTTAGTGATGTCGCTGATTCCCTGAGTTAGGGTCGGGTTGTTGATGTTAGAAAGTGGGATATCAGTTGCGGTAACAGAGTCTCCACGAACTAGAACTCCGCTAGAAACGATAACAGTGAATGCATCGCCTTCACGGAATGGAGATACTGCCATACCAGAAATCTGAGTCTCAGTAATGCTAAAGCTTAGAATACTGTTACTAACTACCTGTCCATTAGCGGCCCAAACAATTGGGTTACCGTTAGCATCTAACTTAGCACCAGATACAGATCCGAAAGCTAAGAACTTTGCAGTTCCGCCAATTGGCTGGTTCAGTGCGGTTCTTTGAACAGACACGCAACGAATGGTCCAGGTTTCAGGAGGAGCATTACTATCTAGAAGGGTCAAAACATTAAGGCTACCCAATCCAACGTTAGTGTTCAACGGAGTATAGAAAGAGCCGCCCTGATCTAGTAGATGGGCTGCTTGCAATAGAACGTGACCGGTGGTTGGATCTAATTGATAATCGTAGTTAAAGCTAAAAGTCGTAGTTGCTGTAATTGGTCCAAGTTCCAAACCTACTAGTGGTACACCATTCTTGAAAATGGTTGTACGGTTTTGGATTACAGGAAAATGTACGAGAGCAAAATGTCTGCCGTCAGAACCAGAGTTCGACGTGTAAGTATCATTGAGTCCGTCTTTGCCGCCGCCTTGAGCTTGAGATACTAAAATCTCATTAGTCGAGCCTTGACCGATCATAGCTACGACACGGGAACCTCCAGGGAGCGCAACGCCACTTGACTGGGTAATTACGTCGGTGAATACTCCTGGTAAGGCATTTGTTGCGCCTGGTATATCTGCCATGTTAAATCCTTCTCACTCGGTTTTGTGGGTTGTATCACTAAAATGTAGTAATATTGCTATCCTTGGCGCTATATTAGCACATTTTGTTGTCTTGCAGGGTCTTAAACTTTTCAATTTGCCTTTATCCAGCCACAGTATCTTACATTTTTAGTAGCATATCTGCCGTGTTAGTTTCTGTATTAACGGTTATGTTTGCTGCAATTGGGCTGTTTGGCTTTGACAAGTCACCAAAGCTGGCCGTAAAGAAAATGGCATCGATCGTATTGGATATCGGTATTTCTCTTCGCCATTCCGTTCTTATCTCTAATGTTAAAGATTGCCTAAATAGCTTATCATTTCGATCATCTTGCTCTGACGGGGCGCCTATTGAAATAGGCTTGACTATGATGCCTATGTCATGAAGTGTATCAAAATGAATCTCAGTAAAACACATTCCGACCAACTCTGCTAGGTCATCTCTTGCCCTTAAACTACGACTCATTACATCGATAATTATCGATCCTTCCCACGCACCTGAAGTAACTAAAGCAACAGGTTTTCTTACAATTGTTTCATTGCCATATCCATCAACAAATAGAACATTGTCATATTTTACTTCGCCCTGATCACGGTTGATAGAGATTGGAACATAACGGGAGCCGCCACTCTTAACTAAAACGGCAGGATAGAAAATACCATCGTAACGATAATTTTCTCCAATAAAAATACGAGTTGGTAGAACGGGATGTGGATTTAGTTCTGAGTGAGCGCCCGGTCCACGTGGCAAATCGGCACCTGGCGGCAAATCAGTATGGTCTACTGTATTTGGAAATCCCCACTGGTCTTTTGAAAAATGGTAATAACTGTCATGCGAAAAGAAATCACGCAAGGTAGCAATGATGATCTCTTTTGGATACACTATCATCGATGCTTGGATGATATTATAAACTCCGAACAGATCGGATCTAAAGAAATTATTCGAGGACATATATTAATGTCGAATTATGTGTTGCCTGGTGGCTTGTTAGCTGCAAGCCAAGTCAAAAATTGATTAAACAATTCAGCATTAGCGGCGGGGGCTACTTTAGCAGCAAAATCCGAAGGTACGTGTTCAACATCACTAGCAGGCTTTAGTTCTGGGAGAGGTACATTAGGATGCTGAGACGTAACTCCTTTATTATTTTCTGCCGCTCTCAAAAGAACTACATTGTTTTGGAAAATGGCGTTAAAAATCTCTAATGATACAACAACGTATCCTTCTAGGGTATCTTTATCTGTCTCAAAATGCTCAATGATAAAGCCATTTGGAAGATTAGGGTCATTTTTTGCTGTTTTATATGCTATGTATGTCATTATGCTATCCATGAGATTTCAATGAATCCAGCGCCACCGGCGCCTCCAACTGAACCATCGTGTGTATTGTTGTAATCCCAATTTTCACCACCACCAGCACCGCCGCCTCCGCCGCCATAAGTACCATTTCCGCCATAAATAGCGAATGGGTATCCATCAAATCCCTGCGCTCCTGGCCCACCAAATCCGGCAGCAGAATATATGTTATTAGAGACTCCTCCGTAAGTTCCCCCTCCAGAGACAGAGTACTGGCCTACGGCACGATTAACGGCGTGTGCTCCACCCTGAATCTCTCCTGCCGTAGTAAATGCTGGTAGAGTGGCTGCCACTTGAATATTTTGTGGGTTTGGGTTGGCGCTACCACTGATTGGAGTGTTAGCACAATCATTTCCTAATGGAAATGTGAGCGAACTTAGTGTGACTAGATATCCTTCTCGCCCTCCTCTTCCTCCTGTAAATACAACTGAACCAAATACACTAGATGCCCCATCAGAGCCGGGGTTACCAGGTCTTGAGCCGCCGCCACTTACAATGTTAGCAACACAGTTAGTAGTTCCGCCTATTCCACCCCATCCAATAGAGATATTATAAGTTACTCCTGGCGTTACCGCTACTATTTGTGTGGATGTCGGAGCTGCTTGTCCCCCACTACCACCACCAGCAAATTGTGTATTAGTTCTTCCACCAGAGCTAGCACCACCGCCGCCACCACCTCCACCTCCACAGCCAGTGACAATTACCCATTTTATACCAGCAGGACAAGTCCAAGTACCATCGGCAACAGAGCCGGCTTGAACAACAGAGTTGCCTACGCTTAAAAGACCTGTTCCACCAGCACATCCCAAAAATTGTGTGGCATTGATGCTAGTATAGGTAACTGTTTGATAAATAATGGAACTATTGATAGTTACTAATACAGATAAAGTTCCACTGGGAGCAAAATTGGCCGTAGAAACCACATTGAGGGTTCCTTGTGGCAGTGATAATGCACCGACCGTAAGGGTAGTATAAAGTAAGCTACCGCCAGTAGAGAAAAATTGTTTAAAAAGTCTAGGACTAGTCATTTGTTCACCTTCATACTATAACCCATCCATTTGTTCCTGCTACTAACGTAATTGAACTAAAAGGAGCCTGCATAATATAATCGACCGTTAATCCTTCTATCTTTTCTGTGTTAACCGCCCTATGCAAAGTAACCGGGTTAGTATCAAAAACACCTGTGACATCTTTAATAGTTATTCTTCTGCCTAGAGGTGAGAGGCTAATCTGTGGAAGATTGACCACCATAGCTGCCGCAGGAGTGAGAAGAATGACATCATCGTCTACGGTAACTGTATAAGGTAAAAGTCCATTACCAGTTGCCGTGGTATTGGTTGGCATGGTAGCCGGAGTGCTTAGGTTGTTTTGATATCTCCATGATGGAGGCATACCATTAACCAGATTTTGGTCGGTACCATTATAAGTAGAACTATCGAAGAAGTTACTAAGTACAGAAACTGTACCAGTTGCTGGGGCTAAAGCTGTAATGTATCCACTAGTAAGCGTAGTGCCTGATCTGAAGAAAAAGTTACTGTTTATGATTCCATTAGTTCCGTTAACTACTGAGATAATAGAAGATGGTGCAGAGGTAGCAGAGGTAACAATAAGTCTGTTGCCCAAAAAATTGAAACTGTGAGGTGCCGCACTGCCCGCTGTGATTGGAAGCATTGTTCCAATAGCGTTCCAGTTGACCGTACAGTTAATCATCGTTCCAAGCATACTCCAAGTTGTGTTTGTTGAATTTAGATTGAAAGTGCAGTTATCTACAGTACTATTGAAGTCAACAATAATTGTGGCCGCCGTGCTATTGACGTTAATCGTGCAGTCTTTAGCGATAGTTCCGCTGAAGTCAATACTTTCATTGGCGCCATTTAGATTGATGGTTACATTTTCTAGCCTGGTATTTGCTAAGAAATTGAGCGGGCCACCAGAACCAGTAAAATTAATTGTGGTGTTGGTTATCAGCGTATTGAATGTTACTAGATGTCCACCGCCGGTTGGATTGAAATTGATGGTGCATCCACTCATTGGAGAACCATTAAAATCAAGCGTCTGAACATTTAGAGCAATGCTATCAAAGCCAACATTTAGGACAGACAATGCGCTGGTTGGGCTAAAAGTAGCAGTACCATCACCAACTAGTCTGGCAGGGTTGTTGAATGATAATCCGCCAGTAGGGAAGCTTGTAAATAAGCCTTTAACACGCACCATACTATTGTAGCTAGAGTTCAAGTTAAACCAGGAGGTTAAAGCATCGAAACTTCTAAACTCACCGTTATTGGCATCTACACAAAGGGTAGAAATTTCACCCCAATCTTTCTTGTAGACAAATTTTCTGGCATCCTTAGCTGTCAGTGCAATTGTTGCGCTCGGTCCAGATCCAGTAACAACAGATGATACTATATATAGAACAGTTAGGTCAGTTCTCTTATTGATTAGATCGGAGAAGTACACTGCCGGCATATTGTAAGTGTTAGAGCTGACCGGGTCAAAAGCCATAAAAGTTCTAGCAACCCCTGGAGTAATCAAAACGTTATCCGCATCTAATAATGGAATAGCGTCATAATCTCCGTTGCTATCGATAGTTACAGCCCAGTTAATGTTCCATAGACTAAAATTGTAAGATTCTTGGATTACAGGAATATTGATTGAGTCATTGTTGACATCGGTCATCTGACCATCAACCAGTATAACACCACCACTCAAGTTAATGAGACCTTCAAGACCACTATAGACATTAAAGATATCAAATCCACGAATGATGCCGTTAGAATGCAACAACTTTTCTGGTATTGACATGAAGTCAAAAACTGAGTCGCTTAAGTCTTTCTCACTTATATTTCCAAATTGTCGTCTATCTACAATTTTGTTAACAATTTGAGTTGTATCGTTGACTTGGCAAGTTCCAATCAACATAAGTTCAGTATCTAATTGCAAAGTTGGGAAGAGCTGGAAGTCAAGTCTCTGATTGGTAAAATTAGTAGGAATAACACTTGAATCAAGGATAAGATCAATATAGTCTATGTTTGTTTCATCATAGAATCTGATAATCTCACCTCTTTTGCCCTGTGTACGAGGTCCAAAATGAGTAAGGCTTACTCCATCATAAGATGCTAAGTAACCGTCAAATAAACCTGTAGTAGCACTGTAGCTAAACATATTTAAAGTGATCTTGTTTATAGAACCAAACTGATAGCCTCTCAATTTTGGAGAAATAGCGACTATATCTAGCTTGTTAAGCTGAACGTACCCATACAGTGTAGTTCCATTAACAACTATGTCAGTACCACTGTTAGTAAATCTTCCTCTTTCGTGAGTGAACGTTTTTCCATTTTGATCTACATAGACTTCGAAGTTTCTCTTAAATGGAGTGGCTACGGTGAAGTCTGTTGACGACTCGGTGTTAAAAGAAACGGAATCAGAGCAAAAATAAACGGCAACCGCAGCAAATGGCTGTAGTGTTGGTGTTGGAGATAAACCTTTTCCATGAACAGAGTCGTAAACCGTAATATCTGTATAGACATTCGGCGCACAGTTGAAATTGACTGCTTGGATAATGTAACGTCCAAAATCAACCAAACCACCTGATCCGAGAGACTGAATAACGACAGTCTTTCCGATTTTTAGTCCAGACGTGTCTAAATTGAGGGGGATACGATAAGTTGTTTGAACTCTACCTACTTGAACCAGAACGTTCTGTAGAGTGGCTACCCAGTAACCATCTCCATATCCATCCAAAGCTTGAGAATCTTCGATAGCTAGTCTTTCAGTTTCAGAACCGTTGACGTAGTAGTTATTTCTTCTGAGAGGAACGAATAGTTTAGTTGGGCTCAAAGCCGCAGCAGATGAGCCGTAAGATGTCATGAATGGAGGGCTGGCAACACCAGATCCGGTTGATCCAAATCCTAGTGGGTCAGGAGCAACGGTACCTACTACCGGAATCAACGAAATAACGTTGTTCGGGAAGTGAATACCATTGTCTAAAGTATCAATCGATCCATCTGGAGCGATTGCCGAGCTAACAATGGAGAACCCACTATTATGATAGGAGTCTGCTAGACAGATACCGAATTCACCGCCTGAAGAGAAAGCAGTAAATCTGTAGTTGAAACCAACCGCATGAAAAGCATTGTTAGTGGCTTGAACAATCGACTCAAGCGTATACAATCCAGGAGTTTTTCCTTGATTGCCAGTTACATCAATACCAGGTAAGAAAGTATATCCATCTACAGCATGACCCGTTGGGTAAAAGGCCAAGTATAGAAAATAATGAGTTTCATCGAATTGATCAGGATCAAAACCTACACCTGTAGCTTGGGCTCCACGTGGGTTGTTGATGATTAGACTTGGTGTGCCGCTGAACAAATTGTTTACTGGAGAGATCGACAGTTCGCCATACTTGTTATTGTTGGAAAGTGGTCTATCAATTCTGGCAATTGCATTTGGAGAATAGGCTTGATTTTTTCCAGCAATTCTAACTTGATACTTTTTGTTTCCTACAGTAGGATTATATTTCTTTTCTTTAATTACGTAGGCAACTTCGATATTGTAGCCGTCACCATAGTGAACTCTAATAATATCGCCAGGTCTTACTAAAGCAAATAGTGAATCGAAATAATTAGAAGTTTGGTTAATAGTGGATGGATTGAAAACAACAATATCGTCACCAGAGTTGATGTCATCAAATGGACTACTATTATTACCAATGTTAAGTAAGAATGCAATAGCTGGTGTAGGTGGAACAATGAACTGTCCATATCCGTCTACGGTTAGGTTAGAAGACTCAGATACTCTAGAGATGCCGCTAGTATACAGATTCTGAATTCTGGTTCCTAGCAAAAAGATACTGGAGCTGTCGATAAACTCTGCGAACAACTGAAGGTTGTCTAGAGTTTGAGGAATGTTGTTGAATCTAGCTGGATTGATAAAAATGCCACTGCCAACGTGAGCAAAGTAGCTCGTGTAAACAGAGCCATTATTGGTGGTAATCGTGTTGAGTGGACCAAACGGAGAACCATCGGCCCATTGATGAGCAAGAAGCTCTGTGTTCATGTCCGCAACTAATGTATAGGACTGAGTATTGTCTCTTAAAACACGCAGATTGTTCTTTAGGAAATTACTAGTGCTGGAGCTAACATCAATTTGATCCATCGTGTGGCGATAGATAGCACCAATCAAATGTGGCTCAAGCTTGATGCCTTCGGCGTTTATCCATCCAAGAGTCGTATTGATATCGAGTGATAGGTCTCTAATGTAGTTGAACAAATCTTGAGTTCTGAAATCCAGACGGAGTTTAGATTCTGGGATTCCAGCAGCCTCAGCGATTTGATCATTTCTAATTGGAAGAGTAACCAATCCCAAACTGGTCATAACGGAAGCGTTAGGGCTTCCATCTGGATTGATGAAGACGCCCAAACGGGCAGCCAATGACGGAGAGCTTCCGGCAATATTGGTTCCCAGCGCCTGTTCTATCTGAACAACAGCATCTCGCAAAGAATTGATGGCATCGCCACCAATCTCGGTGAGATTATCATTTACAACCGGTAAGGTTGAGTCGTCATCAATGTTGTTTGGATAGTTACTCATTATTCACCAAATATATAACTAAAAAGTCTTAGAGTTGTCCTCTAGATGGTAAATGTTCTGCCGCAATTTGTTCAGTTGTAACATTTTCATCTACATTTGGGTTTGTGGGTCCTCTTAATCCCTGAGCAACAGATACTAATTTCTGATAGAACAAAGACTTAATTACACGATACATCAAGGTAGAAAAAGTACCGGCCACTAATCCAAAGATAATTCTATCGCCTCTTAGTACCACTCCGGTAGCATCAGCGGTAAATCCTGGATAAGGAAACTTTTTTAGCAGGATAGCTGCCACCACACCCAAAACAATAGGCATAACTGGCAAAACCAAATTGTTCCACAGATGAGAAGTGGACAAGTCTTTCTTAAAAACCGAGGCTAAATACTCGACTATTAAGCGAAAGACATACATAACGGTAGCTACAGCTAGTCCAAAGAAAATGAACTGCCAGCTAAGTAAAACTTGCAGAATTGGGTCCATAAAAACTCCTTACAGGGAAACTCTCTATGATATACCGAAGAATTGATATGGAAAACCGCAAACTTAAGCGGCGCCAAAATCAATAGCTCTTAGGTTGATAAGTGGTCTCCATCTCTGATCTGAGCTATCCCAAACAACATCAATTGAATAACCATCCACGCCAACGACATATGTTGTGTTAGCGGCACCGAACCATTTTAGCTTATTAATGCTAGTTAATTCATTTGTATCTTGATTAGAAAGAATTAATTTGTTGCCGCTAGAACTTGTACAAACCAGAGTAATTCTTTGAGTTGTAAGTGATGAGCTAGGGCTTGTAGGAGCTACTAAACCGCTAAGAAGAATATCAGTGGCAGCACCGTCACCAGAGAACCTAATGATAGTAGCTGGATTGCCGCTACCATCCGTGGTAGCAACATCAAGAAGCTGTCCTGCTCCAGATTGTGTTAATCTAGATGGAGTAGTAGTATTTACAGTTGCCCATTCAAGATCTGTGCCACCAGAATTAGTCCTTAGAACCTGTAGAGATGTGCCCCTACCAAAACGGACAAAGTTGGTACCGTTGCTTTTGAGAATATCTCCAACAGCAGTGCTCGTATCAGTAATAGTGTTAGATGAAGCATTGATTGTTTTATTAGTGAGAGCATCTGCAGTAGATTGGCCTACCAACGTATCACTGACATTTGGCAAAGTAATAGTTTTGTTAGAAACAGATGGGCCCCAAGATAAGTCTCCAGTAAAAGCACCATTTTTAAATTGTACCGCCACGTCAGTCTGAAGCTTACCCCCAGTATATCTGATATTGGCAGTAGCGGTGGCATCAAAAACGCCAGCCGTTACCGTAGCAAATCCAGTACCAGTTGGTGTGCTTCCAGATGGAGTAAAATATCCAAGTGTACCACCAGAAACACCCAAGAATGTACCGTTTGCGCCTTTAGCAAGTCTAGTAAATTTGGTACCAGATATTATCGCAAGAATATCGCCCAATGCAGCGCTCGTGTCTGTAATCGTATTGTTGGTGGCGTTTAAAGTCTTATTAGTTAAAGTGTCTGTGGTTGTTAGCGCAACTAGAGTATCTGTAACA